GTGGCCATGGCTACTCCTGGGCGCTGGTGGCGTCGGGTGCCGCTTTCTTGGATACTTTAGCCTTTGCAGGCTTGGCTTGTGTTGGTTTTGTGTCGGTGGACTCAATGAAGCCACCTTTGACAAGTGCGTGGACGTTGACCCATACTTCCGGTTCCCATAGTTCGCCTGGGGTGCCTATGCGGGGGCTGATGATGCGGTATGCCATGGGTTCTCCTAAGCGGTTTGGGCTTGCATCGAGATAAGCAAATCGTACGCGGGGTAATCCTGGCCGCCGATAGAAACCACGGTCGGTTGACCTGATTTCACTGCCACGTTCTTTGCCAAGACGCTGGCGACGATGCCGAGGATGTCGCGCAGCGCGTCAAGGTTGCCTGGGCCGCTGCCAATTACTTTGACGGGGAAGTCGAGGCGCACAATGTTGTAGTTCCATGCCTCAAATGTGGGGGCGTCAATGAACACGCAGCTGGTGGTTATGTGGCGCGGGTCGATGGCGACTGGCAAACCGCTGATTGTCGCCAGGGTGGTGCGCAGATCGTCAATGGCCTCGTTAAACAGGTCGGTGTACGCCATTAGGCGACCTGTGGGCGGTTAATACCTAGCAACTGCATCACCATGGGGCTTAGGCCGGTGCTAGGTGGGGTGCCCATGCCGTCAAACGACGCCAGGCTGGTGAAACTGCCTTGCTGGCGGAAGTACGCGGCGCCGACCATGATGGTGCCAAGGGTGACGTCGCCACCTGGGCTGGTTGTTAGGCTGTCCTGCAAATAGCCCGCTTCGACGCGTCGACGGTACGCAAACGCGTTAGCTGCGGCTGCGCACTGCGTCAACAGTGTGGCCGCACCAGCGCTAGTCAACGGAATTTGCAGGTAGTCGCTGATGTTGGTGCCGGTAATCCAAGTGCAGGTTTGCGTCCAGGTGCATGTGCCTGGCGTGGTGAGAACACCCCAGTCGACGTCGCTGCCTGCGTCGTAAAACAGCAGTTGGTTCGCTCGAGGGATGGATGTGTCAAATAGCCATTCGCCTGTGTCGGCGTTAGTGCCCTCGTAGACGTATTGCGGGCAACCAAGAACAGTGAACGTGCCGTCAAGGCCATCCCCAAGCCCAGCCAGTGTTATCGACTGGCCAGGCTGGATGGGGGTGTCTGTGAGGGTTTGCACACAGCCATAGTCATCTAGGCGTTGTATGGCGATGACGCTATAAACGGCCACGGCCGCCGCCTTTCAGGTTGGTCAGGCTTGTGTGATTTTGCGGATCATGCCGCCGATGGCTGCGAACGTCGACACATAGCCGTGGTAGCTAAATGTGCGTCCAAGCGTTGACGGAATTTCCACCGACATCAAACCCTTGATTTGCTCGTAGAACTCGTAAGCATCGCCCTGACCGGTTCCGACGCGGGTGATAATCATGGTCTTGGCAGCAAAGTTGCTGTCGACGACAAGTTGCAAGCCGAGTGGGTTGCCGTTCCAAGATGTTGCCTGGCTGTTGCCAAGTGCGTTCTGGCCGGTGAGGCCTGCACCAACAAACGGGAACAGCGGACGGTTGCTCGAGTCAACGACCTGTCCGAGCTGCGCCCAAACGTCAGGGCTGACGAACATGTGCGTTGGGAACCAGTTGCGGCCGTTGGAAATGTCGGCGGCTGCGTCATAAATCGACTTCACAAGGTCAGCTGCGGTCAAGTCCCACACGCCCGATGAGTTGGCTGCGGTAAGCATATTGTCTGCTGCGATGTTGTCGGTCGCGAGCATGTATTCGCCCATGAGGTCATTCAAGATGAGGTTCATCGCGGCCGGTGAAGTGAAGTCAATGTCCTGCACTGACAACGTGACCTGACCTGCAACAGTGGTTTTGCTGACGCTGTTAGACGCAATCACCATGGTGGTTGCTGACACTGCGGCCAATTCGTTTGCCTGCGATGCCGCACTGGTGTGCGTGGTGATCGTCGGACGAATGAACGTCTTTTGCGCACCGCCGTCTGGGTATGCGCGAGCGCCCACGGCCTGCACCACAGGGCGCACGAAGTTAATGTCCTGCACCAACGGACCGAGCACCGGAACCGGAAGCAAACCAGGCGTGTCGGTCGTGATGACGTCACCAGCAGCGGCCTCGATCGTGGTGCGTGATGCCTTTACTGCGTCGTGATATGCGGCGTTGATTTTTGCGAACGTGTCGCCACCGATGTGCATGGCAGCGAGGTATTCACCTGCTGACGGCATACGGAATTCGCGCTTTGGCTGCGCGGGAATTGGTGCGGTTGGGATTGCGGCCTCAACTTCGACGGACTTTTCTGCTTCCACGACTGGTGTTTCCTTTGGGTTTGTAGTGGATGAAACTGCGTCGGGGATTGTTGCGGCCGAGGCCGCGACATCTGTGATAGTAGCACCGGCAAAGGCGGGGATGGGTACTAATGACAATTCCATCCAATCGGCCGCCGTGACAACCATGGTGTCGCCGTCCATGTCGTACTCGGTGGGATTGACACCGACGGACACGCTGTCAATGACGCCATCCTTGGCTAGCTCGAGGGCGTCGTCACCTGCGGCGGTTTTGCTGACCTTGGCGGTGAAGAGCATGCCCTCGTCGGTGTCGACGCGGCCTGTGACAAGGCCGACGGGCTGGCTGGCGTCGTGGTACATGAACAACTTGGGGGCTTTGCCGTCAACGGGCAGGGCGCCAGGGCGGAACATGACCTGGGTGCCGTCGGAGACGGTGGCGGTCACGTTGTACGGCACCGCGATGCCGCTAATGGTGCGGCTTGGGGTGTCACCGGCTGCGTCAAGGGTGACCTGGCTGCCTGAGAAGCTGATGATGCGCACCGGCGACGACAGGCGCACAACCTTGCTGGCGTCCATTTCCTCGTCGTTTTCTTCGACACTTTCTTCGATTTGATCAAGGTCGCCGCCTGGTTCGATGCCTTCTTCTTCGCTCATAGCAACCATTTGGTCAATGGCAGCCTGGCGCGTTAAGTGGCAGCCATGCAGTTCGGTTTGGTCGTCGTACACGCTGACAACGGCGTAGCCTGCGCATTCCTGTGACTCTCGCGTGATGTAGTACGGCATTATCTGATGTTCTCCTGTGTGTTTTCTTGCACCGTGACATCCTCACGGCTCATGTTTGCGTCGTCGATTTCGCCCAAGTATTCGTCGGTGTCAAATTCAACATAAGTGCCGTTTGGCAAAAAGGCGTTTGCTGACAATGTGCTAGTGATGCACTCGGCGTAGGTTTTGGTGCCGTATAGCCACAAATCCCAACGGCTTTCGCGGCTGTTTGTGTAGGCGTAACTGCCGGTCGGAACACCAAGCAAGTACGGCGGGATGTTGCAAATCTGTGCCATTTGCAGGGCGCTGAATTGTGCTGACTCGATGAGCAACATTTTGTCAGGCGTTGCTGTGGTCGCCTCGTAACTCAAAAACTCGTTTAGGGCGGCGGTTTGGTTTGATGATCGAGCAGCGTTAAACGCGGCCGCAAGGTCAGCCAACTCGTTTGCGCTCAATGGTTCACCGCCGGTTTGCTTCAAGATGCCAGACGGAATAGCGGTATTAGCGTTTCGGTAGCGGGCGTCCTCAATTTTTAGCGCGGTGGCTATTGCCTGTTCGCTCGAGTAAATAACACCTTGCAACGGGCTAATGAATTGCACCAGCAGGTTAGGGTCAATAGCGCCACCTTGGAAATACACAGCGTTTGACGGCGCGTACCACACTGGCCCTGACTGATCTTCTGTGGTGATTGAGCCAGCCGGTAAGCGTGTGAATGACGCAGGGTATCCGTCTTGGGTGCGGCTGGTGATGTACCAGAACGCGCGACCGAAGAAGAACAGGTCGTCGAATGTCCAGGCCATAAGTGTCTCGTATGGGATGGCGGGGTCAGGTCGACGTAACCATGAACGCGGCGCCAGGTCGTCGTACACCATTTCGCGGTCGGTGTCATTCCAGCGTTCACGGTACATTTTCAACGGCATCGCGCTGATAACGCTGGCGTGCAGGTCACGCGCTCGAGAAATTGCTGGCACTTGCATTGCGCGGTTGCGCGCTTCACCTTCGACGTAGGTGTAGTACTGCCCAACCAGGTTCGGGCCAGCCATTTGTGGTTGGTACAGGTTGGTACCACCTACAGCTGCGGCTTTTTGCACAGTGCCGACAGGGCTAATTTGTGCTTTGTTTTCGCGTCTTGTAAAGATGCCCATGTTGTCCTCGATCTGTGGCGCGCCGCCCGTCGTCCCGACAACAGCCGAACGGCGCACCTACTTGACCAGCCTAGGTCACTTGACGATGGCCATGCTTGGGCGTTGGCTAGAAACTGGTTTCGATACCAGGCTGATAGCCCACACGGCGCACCGCGCCAATTCGATGACGCCAGGTGATTTCTGTGATGACAGGACGAAACCTTGCGCGGTTTTGACACCGACGGCGCGGGTGACATGTTCGGCAAGTAGGCGGTGGCCGCTGTGGATGACGCGGCTTTCAGTAATCATGGAACGTACCAGGGACGTGTAGCGCAACAATTCTCCGTAGCCCACGGTGGTGAACCGGCGGTTCAGGTTGGTTGGCAGGTGCAGCTCGAGCGTTGGTGTCACAGCCAGCGTCACAGTTTTGTCAGCCATGACCTGCTCAATAGCCGCCCACATGGCGTCCTCAGTGTCGACCACAAACGCGACGTCGACCATAACGCGGCCGTCAACCGTGGCAGCCCGCACGCCCACATATCGCGCCTCGTCAATGCTGCTGTCCACGGCCAGCACCCCACCGGCACCCATCGGCAGTGTGGTCTTGTGCTTCTCCCATTCGCCAGGTTCAAGCCATGCGCCTCGAGCGGTAATCCACTGGTTAAGGTGCGCTCGAGCAAAACTTTCGTGTTTTTGGGCGGCCTTGAGCGCGGCTGTGGTGATTGTGTACCCCAGGCTTGGGTTGGCGTAGCCCCAATAGTCGGGGCCAGATACGTCGGCGGGCATTGACCACTCGGCGAAGTACAGGTCGGACACGGTGCCAGCCTCGATGTCGGCCAGGGCTTTTTCGCGCATGTTAATCATGGCTGTGGATGACGCGTCACCGGCGGTTGACCAGCACGACAGCAGCGGTGACGGTCGCGCAATCATCGACGGCCGCAAAGCCTCGTCAAGGACGGCCGCCGGAATGTTCCACAGCTCGTCAACGACGATGAGGTCAAACGACCCACCATGCAAGCGTGTGGTCGCGGCCCTAATCTGCCACGACGACGCACCAACCTGCACCTGCTTGCGGCCAATAGCTTGCAACTGTTTGCCGTCAAAATACTCAACCAGCACTGGCGCAAGAGTGCTGAAGATGGCTTCGGCTCGGTCCAACTGGTTAGCGGTCGATAACACGTTGACAGGCCGCCCGACCATTGCCGCATAGTCGGTCACAAACCAGCCAATGAGCGCGCATAGGGCAACGCTTTTGCCGTTCTGTCGCGCCGTACTAACAAGGCTTTCACGAAACACAAACCGGTCATTATCGTCAACTTGCAGCTGCCCGCTAAGGGCATACACCTGCCACGGAAACAATTCGACACGCAAATACTTGGCTGACCAGGCGGCCACCAAGTCCCCGTAATGTTTTCCCCCCAATGTCGCCGTAGCCAAACGGGGAAGCTCACGAC